TGCTTCGCTTTTTAATCTTCGCTTCGCTTCTCGCGATAATTTTGTTTTTTGCAACCTCCGACCAGGGCAAAACTGACCAAGATCCTGCGGTGTCTGCGGGAGACAAACCTCCGTCCTCTTGTAGTATCTCGATTACGATGCGGACCTGCGGGGAGCCTGGCGAGCTCGTTGGCGTGGCTAGCGTATGTGGATAAAAGGAGGTGATGATATGGCTGAACCTGGTGAGCCTCAATATAGGGTAAAATGCGTGGTTTGCGGCAAGGAGTTCTTGGTTGATAGAAGCGACGCGCCGGTTCCTAAACATCGACGTAAGGGAGAGGCAGAAGTGGCGGGCATGCCGTACTTTCCGTGTCTTGGTTCTGGCATTGTGGGTTATTTTGTCGGTCCAGAGACTAAGGGTTCTGGTTAATCCTTGTCATTAAGCGATGGGCGCCAGGAAAAAAGGCGAAGCCCTTTCGGACTCCGCCCTCATTACCTCCTTTATATTGTATCTTTGAGCCTTATCGCGTCATTGGGCGCACAGTCAAAACAGAATCGCCGGCCGTCCTGGGTATTGTCCGAGAGCCAAACTTCATCAGGGGTGAGATTCCGAAGGCATTTAGTGCACCGGAGTAAGTGAAGTTTGTAATCCTTGTCTATTCGTTCCTTGCTTATCATTTACTCACCTCCTTTGCTTGGGGGAAGGGGCTCAGCGCCCCCTCCCGCTGGGTTTGCCATTGGGCCAGTGCCAGTTACCACACTGCTGGCATTTCCAGGCTTTACGCAGGGCCCCGGTCTTCTTGTCGGGGAACTCAATAAGCTCCATGAACTCAGCGGTGCCACACTCTTGACAGACTGGGATCTCTGGCGTTTCGTCTGCGTCAGCGGCTATCTTGGCGGCTCTCTGCCTTAGCTGCTCAGCTTTTAGCTCGGCGTTGGCGATCTCCCGCTTTGCTGGATTGGTTATGGTATCGGCTTTGCCAAACTGGGCATGGATTGTGCCCAGGTCAACAAACAGCTCCTGAAGATTGTCGCTGAAAACGTTTATCCTGGCTGCGTTCCCACCGATGGCGACTTGGATCTCTCCTTGGTATCTCTTATCTCCGTTCATTACGCACCTCCTCTTGCGACTGTTACATATTTTTTACTGATCAGGACGCCTGGAATTTCGGTAACTCCTGACTTCGCTCGGGCGCGGATTCTCGACAGGTTCGGGTCGCAAAGCTCACGTGGGACAAGCAAAGGATTAACGATGGTAACCTCGATATCCTCTCGGTAAGTAACGCTGCCCAGGTGAGCCTTGCTAGTTTTGCTTGGGGCTTCGGGCATGACCTCAGTAGATGGGAGCTCGACCACCTCTCCCGTTTCCCGTGCCTCGGCAAGCTTGGCTGCCTGCTCGGCTAACGCTGCCATACGGGTTGCCTCGGCTATCCTGGCCTGTTCGGCGTGGTAGCCTTGCAATGCCTGATTGATGATGTAGATTCCCATGTTCAGCCGTTCTGTTAGCGGCTTAAACAGGGCATTGATGCGGTCTCTAGTCTCAAAGACAGGCTCAAGTAACTCTTTGCGCTTCGACTCGACGCCCCGTAACGCCTGCCTGGCATGGATCAGCATGTCCTCTGCGCCTTTCTGCTCGCTCTCGGATGTAACTTGTGTGGCTGCCATCCACTTAAGCAATGACGATTGACTCTGTTCGAGTGATTCAACTATGGTTTCTGTTCTTCCTTCTACTGTTTGCATTTAACTAGCCTCCTTTAAGATTTCTTTGGCTATGGTGGCGGCTTCGTCGAGGGTGAGAAATACTGCGTTTGTACGAAGGAATCGCCCGATATGCTGGCGTATGGTGACTTTGCCGTCCTCGACCATTAGCGCGATGGTTTCGGCCTTGTCTCGTTTTATTATGTATTGCACTAACAACCTCCTTTCTTTATTTTGGCGGTTCGGCTGGCCCGAGCGCCTTGAGCTTGGGTGTTAGTCTCGATATCCGACGGCTGGGTGAAGATATCCGACTGCGAAAGGAACGGATTTCGAAACCTGTTCGGTGTGCTCACTAGGATGTCTCTTTGTAACCTCATGTAGATACTCCTCGATGAGCTTGAGTGCCTCCTTGTCTGTCTTTATATCCTGATACCCCATTAGAAACCTCCTTTCATTTGTCTTTCCCTGGCTAACCGAAACTGAAACAATGAGAACGATCCTGCAGCCCTGACAACATTCGCCTCGATGGCGTGACCGACCACAAGCCGCCGAGCCTGCCGATGCTCCCGCTGAGCCTTAAGCAACAACCAGGCCCGCCGCTGCCCAAGCTCACAATGCTGAGACCTGATACACAACCGCTGACACTCACCAACCTGCCCACAAAGACCGACCTGTTTCATAGACATACCTCCTTCTTAAACATTCTGGGCACGTGCCCAAACGGCTTAAGAGCAAAATGGGCGAAGCGTAGCGGCCCGCACCGAACGGCCGTAACGAAGTGAAGGAGTCGGAGCGAAACGAAGACTTGCGGGCTATAAGCGAAGCGAAGCGTAGAGTGTAGCTGGCCGTTTGGGCGTTAAACAAATATAGAGAGAGCGATAGCGAGGCGACCTGAAACAATAACGAAGTTACCTGCGAAGCACGGAACGAAGCGAGCGCACGGAGCGTAAGCGGAGGCGAGCGGAGCGACCTCATCGGCAAGCTTTGCTTGCCTACGGAAGCCGAATGAGAGGTGGTGGAGGCAAAGCACAAAGGGCGCTTGCCAAAAAGCCTTTGCTGTGCCTCCTCATTTTTGTGAAGCGTCCCGACTGCTTTGAGGTTGTGGTAGGGCTGCGAATTGTGCTGGAGCGGGCGTTAGACCTTGATGTCCCCCTTCTAACGGCGTCGCCGAAGCGTTCAGACTTTCGGCGATGCCCTCCGTGCTAACCTGACTCGAAGCACTGCACGAAGTAGCAGCTGAGAGGAACGCCATCCCGACAAGTAAGCGAACATCCTCCTCTCCTTTTATGTTCGCATTACGTAGGCGTCTTGGCCGGAGCAAAAGCCCTTGCTTTTGCCGAGCACGGCAAGAACGTAGTATCACTCGAGTGCGAGGGTATCGCCTTTGGGCGACAAAAGTTTAACAATGACCGCAAGGCTGAAGGCCATTGCGTGGCGTTATTGAAGGTTTTTGCGACCTGACTGCTTTACCCTGCTTGGTGAGCTTTTGCCAGTTTGTTCGGATTGCCTCAATTCGAGTGTGTGGCCTTGCTTGCCCTGGGCGCCCTCGCAAGGGCAATGCTCAGCTCGCAAGCAAGGGAAGGGGTAGTGGGGACAAACTGGAACTAAGAAATAGGGCGAGGCGATGCCCTGAGCGAACGCCTTTAGCGTTAGCGGTGGGGCGAAGCGAAGCGAAGCAAGAGAGCGAAGGGCGTGCCGAGACCAGAAGCAAAACAGCAAAAGCCTTATAAGCCTCTGTGGCTCGATCATTAAAAACCAGCGCCGGCTAATTAAAAACCAGTGATAGTTAAATATCCTGAGCGAGTGGGCACAGAGCAAAGCGGGCACGAGCGAAGGTGGGCGGCACCCCGAGCCCGCCGCCTGTGCCCGGCGGGCGGTGCTTACGACCTGCCTCGGAGAAAGGGTGGGGTTATGGGTGGGGTAGGGTGGCTTGGGGTATCCTGGCTGATGCTGTTATCTTCTTGGCTTCGTGGACCATCTTCCTTGTCCAGTCCGAGCGATTAACTAGCGTTTCGGCTTCGGCTAACGTGTAAACGATGGCGTCCGAGGGTATGCCGTCCCTGTGGGATTCATCTTTTATAAAATATACCTCGTCGCCCTGGTATATGGCCTTGAAGCGGTTAGTGTTGATCATAATTCTGCGTGGCCAGCTACAGCCGTGGAAGGTGGGGTTGGGGCATTGTCCTCGGCTAAAAGCTTTTCATACAGATCAAACCATTTGAGCTGCACAGCCGGCACCCATTCGTTGGAGAACTCCGGGAATTTGGGGTGATCGCCGTTGGCTGACGGAGCTAGTGTGCCTTGCCTTGGAGGGATATTGCCCTTCTGTTTGGGACCTCGCTTGCTCTTTATTAGTGAGATGGCGTCCCTTTCCTCCTGCGTCAGCCACCTTTTCAAAAGAGAGACTATGGCCCCGCCGGCCGGTATGTTCCACTTCTTACGAGTGGGTGTTCGGCCTATGGTTTTAAGGTCGGCTATTATCTCGTCCTTGTGCTCTTCGTAGTAGCGATGTCTTTCTTTGATGTTTCCTTCCATGTGCTCCTCCTTTGATACTTTATTGATACTAGGGTTGCCCTTCTTCAATACTACTACCTCTCCCTTCTCCCAGGGATATTGCCTGACCTTGTTACACACTGTGCATACGCCGATGTTGTGGTTATCGATGGACCATTGGTGTGCGCAGTCCATGTCTATTCTCCCTCACTATGGCGCTGTGGTTGGGTTGTGTGGGGTGGGGTTCTTCTCCCTGGACTCATCGGCTGCACCTCAATTATCGTCCCTGGTGCTCTCTCCCTGTCTATCTCATACCTAACGGGTGATACGTTGATATACTTATCATCCTTTAGTATCCCTGCCTCTACTATTCCATCGATGGCTGCCTTCAATGATGCTATGGCATTGTCACCGTCCTTAATGTACCTGGCGTCTCTTACTATCAGGGTTGTTGCTATGGTGGCTGTGGTGATGGGTTGGGTGGGGTGGTTGGCTCTCATTGCTTCCCTTGCCCTTACTATCACCAATGACTTGTAGTCTCTCATCGCTCTATACTTCTCTGACCAGTGTCCTCGCCAGTTAGGAGACGCTTCCTTTGGTGGCAAGGCTGGTATGTTTATTATTATCTTCATCATTCTTTCCTCTATTCATCATCCTATCTTCCCTCTCTCGTTTGACTCCCCCTATTCCCTTTTAACATCCCTTAGTAATTCTTCCCTATACTACTACTCATCCAGGGTGTGTCAGATTTCGGGTGTGAATTGTCGGCAATGCAAGCAAATCGTCCCGACCCTCGTCCATCGTCGTTTAATGCGGACGTAGCAAGCCTTGACGTCCCCCTTTCGGACGGACGGCTCGCCCTTGCGTCGTTTGCCTTTGACGCCCTGGGGGCAAAAGTAGTGCGGCTGGAGTTTCATTTAATACCTACCATAACTCTGGGGCGATTTCGGGACCATACTTTTTTCCGGAAAACGAATCATTACGGAGCTCCGATGGTTAGCTGCTGCTTATACCTGCCCTGGCGTCTGTCATAGCCTGTGGTGATAGCTGCCACTCGATACTTCTCGCCGCTCAGGCCGACTCGAACATCTGTAAGGGTAATGACGTCGTAGAGCTCCTGGCCACAGTTGGTTGGGATGGTGATGGCGCCACGCTGCGACTGCAGCGACGCCATTCTTAAGAGGGCGTCCGCACGTTCTTGCGTGCGGTTGGCGGCGTCAAGGTTGGGGTCGTAGTCCTGCTCCAGGATATCAATGGCCTCTGCTAGTAAGTCCCAATCAAAGGCGTCTTCGAGGATCCTGGCTCCGCCAGCGGTCCGTCCGATGGCTCTGGTTCGGCTGGTGGGGACGTGCTCGCTATATTCGCCGCTCAGAATGACATGAGAGCCTGGGGCTGTGCTGTAAGTGTAGGAGCTGGCTTCGCTGTCTAAGATGTTCTTGGCAAAGGCTTGCTGTCCCGTGATGATAAGTCCGTCGGGGACGAAGGATAAGAGCCTTCTTATGGCGGTATCCCCTGCTGTGCCCGGGTTGACGGTGAAGTCGGGATAGAGGTTAAGGATAGCTGAGCTTCGGGTTACGGCTGGATTGTTCCATAGCTTTATGCCAAAGCGGGCGAGGACACGGTAGATGATATTCCAGACGTTCTTGGGGCCGACGGCGTCCTTGTTCCACCTCATTTGATAGCGTGCTGACCACCTGCGGGCCAGTCCCCAGGCGTCCAGGCAGTGAAGGGTGAATAGTGACTGGCTGGGGCTGGAGGAATACTCCCACCCGTCTATCCAGTAAGTGCCTGCCTCGGAGGACTCGTCGCCTGCGGGGGTCATGTAACCTAGCTTAAGGACTATTTCGCCGCGGAAGCGAAGCGAAGCTAAGCCTCCCGTCCTTGGGCTGGCGTATTTGCTTGTGGAGTTGTCCAGGGTAATGATCAGAGATTCTCCGCTGCGCTCAGAATGACAGTGTTGGGTTAGGGCGATGATGTCATCGGTGAGGTCTAAGGCGGATGCGGCTGGCCTGGTGGCTCGCCATACTCCGTCGGGGCGTTCGAGCCACCAATAGGCTGCCGTGCTCTGGAGCCGCAAGCCGTAAGAGGAAGTTAGCTCTAAAAAGGGCTTGGGCTCGGTGAAGGTGGTGTCAGAAAAGTAAGTGCCTTTAACCAGGTGGCAGGTAAGGGGTCGGGTGTAAGCGGTAGTGCCGGTGAACTTCTCAACGCCTGTTATTCGGGTGGTCTCGTAGCTTTCGGGTGACGCTGGCAAATGGCAATCGGGGTATTCATAGGTGATGTTCTCTCCGTCGGGGGACATAAGGAAGCTCTCCAGGGCGGTGAAGTTATAGGCTGCGCTGAATAAGGTCCTGAAAAGGTTGTAGTGATTGTATGGGGTATCTGTCTCCTTGCCAGCAAGGACAAGCTCACAGCCTGGCCAGAAGGCGTTATAGGTAGCTCCGATGCCATAGGTGGTAGATAAGGGGTGGGTGGCATCGTTCCAGGTGTTCGGGGTAGTGGACTGGTCTGAGCTGTCCAGGACAATGCCGTTAACCTCGCTGGCTTTGAGGGCGAAGCAAACCACGATATCGCCCGTTCCCCACCAACACGCTGCCATAGAGAGGACGTCGGCATAAGCTACAAGCTGGGCGTTGGTCCAGTTAGCGCCATAGTCATGGCTGTAATACTTCCTCAGAGTGTTATCGGTCTTGCGGTAGAAGATATAGACTTTAGCTCCATAAGCCGCGATAGCACAGGGACCGGTGCAGTCGGCGGCGATCTCCGTCCAGGAAGTATAATCGCTGCCTGAGCCCGGGCTGGTGATTTTCTGCCAGTAGAGCTTATTACTGGCTGCTGCCCTGATGCGGTGCATGCTGCCCTGGCCGTCGAAGGCGATGCCATGATGGTCGTCGGTTTCTGCGCCAGTGTATATCCTGGTCCAGGATAGGCGTTTGATGCCTTGCTCGAAGTCATAGACCTTGGCCTCCACATAGGGAAGCCTATCGGGCTTCTTCTGAGCGGCGAGTAAAGTGGCGCTTAGAGTTCTCATTTCACCTTAAAGAACCTTACTTGACAAATCATGCCAATTTGCCCTTTATACTTGACGAGCATAGTAAACTAAAGCTAAACAGCAAAATGATACTTTACTTAACTTTTGGTTTTACCAAAAGACCTCCTGGATTATTTTGGCAATGATTAGCCAGGCAATGACGCCCATGGCTCGGCCGAACATGTAATAGTGGTGTTCATCCTCTATCTCCTTCAGTCTAGCTCCAAATGTCCAATATCTAGCTGGCCAGGGGGCAAGGATCTCACAAAGACCGATGACAAAGGCGTGGAGCTCGTCCGGGGTGTTCATAAAGTCTCGCCATGGGATTTTCATTTGTTTGCTATTCTGCTGGCTTTTCCCTACAAAATTATTACTAGGTTCTCAGGCGTGGGCTAGAAGGATTCACGTAGTAATATTTTTGCATTTTTCGCTCTTCCTTAATTGCGGAAAGTTCATTGTCATTTTGGCTGCAAAATTATTACTGGTTTTCATTTACCCTCCTTCAATCTCCAGTACAGCAACGCAAAGGGAAGCCAAGCTAAAACCAGAATACACAGCAGGGCAAAGCCTAGATCCGTGGCCATCATTTCAATATCCAGCTTTACAATTTCCCAATCTGTCATTGTGCGCCTCAATTCTTCTCCTTACTCCGGGTGGGTTTCCTCTACCAGGGTTGTCTGGACTTCTTCGGCGGGGGTATATTCAGAAACGGTCAAGTCCAGGTGGGCCTGCGGTGAGGAAATAGCGGCCATTATGGGGACTCCCTGGCGGGCCAGGTTAAGTATGCGGGCGATGCTGCCCGGATTGATTTTGGCCTCAAACTGAATTGTGGTCAAAAGTCCATTCTCGTCGAGCCTGGTCTTTGTGGCCAGCCTGGTGATGTCGGGGACTAAGATCTCTACTTTCACTGTGCTGCACCTCCTTGCTTGTTCTCCTTGATGTGCCTGACTGTCCTCTCACCCCACCATTCCAGGATAACGACGCCAGCCATGGCCAAGAACCATTCCGGGGCATCGATTCTCTCCACCACGACCTGGGCGATGGTGGCGGCGAAGATGATGGTTACAATGGGACGGGTGACTGCTCTGAACGTGTCTTCGATGTTCATTGTCTTATGTCAGCTACAACCTCGCTCTGAGAGGCTCTAAATTGGGCCTGTTTTTCTCTTTATGGCCTATTACACTCATTAGTCTGTTATGCGTCAGGTTTTAGCGGCCAGGCAAGGACTCCGAGGGTATCGGGGGCGGGTTTGCCCGCCTTTTCCCTGGCTTGTTTGATTTTGCTCATGTTGCCTCCTTACACGGTAAATACTGCGATGACGCAGGCATCTTTGGGATTGCCTTCTGGCATAGCGATGATTACGCTGCGGCCGAGGGTCATATCGCCCGAGGCGATGTTTCGGGCTACGTTAAGGTTATCGAAATAGGTCGTCAAGCTCCCTGCGAACTGCACGCCCGCCTTGTATGTGCCGCTGTCCCAGGTCTTGAGGACGCCGATCTCTAACATAAATTAAACCTCAATTCTTATGTATGTATGGAGCATTGGTGCTTGGCATTTCTCCTCATTCCGTGTAGAACTCCTTTGAGACTACCCGGTTGGCGAATTGTTTAAGCTTCTTCTCGTAGCGGTCGAGCCTTTGCCGTCCCCACTTCAAGAAGTTTATGGTGGCATGTCTGCCAGCGATGGTGGCTTTGTCCACGGTGTAAACGGATGCTGAGGTGGCGAGGTAGCCTGTAGTGCCTAAGACGATAAGTTCCTCATGCTGCTGCGGGATAGCGGAAGTGCGGCATGTCCAGGTAGCCGTGTTGTCGGCCACTGTGCCGCCCTCCGTGGTGGGCCAGGTGGGCTCTGCGCCTGCTGAAGTGCCCGCTGTGGTGCACTCATACCAGAAGCCGTTGCTTGTGGTAGGGACGACGATGTCTCCCAGAACGTAGGCCGTGGCTGCTACCCAGGCTGTGGCTCCGAGTAGGGTATGCCACTTGTGCCACCTGACACGGGCTTTCTTCGTGCCGTCTCCCTCGTCTGTCATGTAGAGCTTGCCTCCCCAGGACGTGAACCTCTGATAATAGGGCGGCGTTAAGTCCATGGGATACTCCACGGAGACGATCGCTAAGAGGTCCGAAAGGCTGGAGATGTCGAGCTCCCTGGCGTCGGCTGTGGTGGTGATTTCGTCTTGTTCCTCCAGAGGACTCGCCAGGGAAAACTCCCTGACTACCCGCTCGATGGCTCCGTCCACCTGGTCGTTGGTGAAGCGATAGTTAGCGGCGTCCTCATCCTGGAGGTCCTCACGGACCCGATTTCTCATATCTGTTAAGTTCATTTAGGGCAACGCTCCACTGTTTAATAACCTGCGGACCAGGCGTTTGAGAAATACCTTAGCGTCGGCAAGGCTCTTAATGGCATCGATGAGCTGCTCTGCCTTCTCCATAACCCTCTGTTCTTGCTCCTCAGCGAGCTCCTCATCGGAGACTTCCACGCAATCTTCCTCACCGATGTAAACTCCGTCTTTATAGACTTTTGCACATCTTTGCATATCATTCTCCTTAATCCAGAGTCTTTAGCCTTGGCAATATAGCCACCTGCCTTGCATAGGAGTAAATAGTACCCCCACCAGGGAATGGGTCAGCTAAAGCTCCTGCTCCCATAGCTGCTTTATTCCATCCAATTTGTCGTCTTGTATGGTCAAAAGCTGTTGCAAGTTGCCCTAGTGGAAACCACGCTGGCATTAGCCATCTTAGTGTGGCATTTCCATCACTGGTATAAACGAGCCAATACAACCCCTTAGTAAGTGCTTGGTCTGCACTAGCAGTCAGAATACCTACAACCCCAATATCAATTGTGCCATAATCTAGGACTAGAGTTCCTGGGTATAAGTCCACACCATCATTATAAATTCCAAGCCTCCCTGTTTTTCCCGCATCGGCAACCGTAGTCTCAACCGCTAGTCTGTCAATGGTTAAGTCCCTAGAAACGAGAAATGGGATAGCTACTCCAGCGCTATATCCAATTGTATAGGCCATACTGGCATAAGCAACGGGAAGGGGAAGCATATATTCACCAGTTCGGAGTTTCTGCCCCCAGTTATAGGTATGAGCATCAAGCTCTGCGGCATGGTTTACCAGGTCATCGTCCGAATGATACTTGTCTCCCATCGCTATACTCCTTTCCCTTCGTAGTCCACCTGGTAGGTGGCGTGCCCGCTGCCGTCGACAACCTGCAGAAGCAGACTGTGCCACTGTTTATCGTAGTGGAACTCGGCGACTTCGCCATGGGCCAGGGTGGTCTCGGCTACTAGCTCCTTGGCGATTCCGCCATCATAGGCATAGCCTGATAGCTTGTATTTGAGAGACTCGCTGCCATGGGTGTTCTCAAGCAAGATGGTCTTGCTGGCGAGCTCCGAGACGTTCCAATCGAGAGCGTCGGTATAGCCTGCGGCGGTTGTGCCAGTGTCAGAGCCTTTGTCTATTTTCCACATATCGCCTCCTTGTATTTAGTTTTCCCTACTCCCCCTTTTCTGTGGGGAGGGAGAGATTCGACCCTCTCCCTCCCCTATGCAAAGGAGGTGTCCCTCATCCACCCCACCCTTTATTTGGCAAGGTGGAGGAGGTATGAATGTCCTTACCAGCCTCCCCGGTAAGCAATCCTATGTGCCAGCCAAATCAATCTCTACGATCATGCCGCAGACTAAGATCTGGCTATGCAAGCTGTCACTGTCTATGCCAACGACATAGCCTATGTCCTGAAGTCCAGCGCCATCGGGGGCGTAGATTCCCGTGTCCGCCACGGCGATCTGCTCTCCCATAACGGGCACGTTGGCTAAGGTATGGGCGCACTCCACGATGGCCATGCCGTAAGCGGTTATGACGTCGCCTACTGCTCCGTCCTCGCCAGCAATAAGGACCGCGGGCTTTCCTGACTCGTTTGTGGCGAGCTTCCAGCCCGTGGAATACTTAATAGGGTCGCCAGCGACGACAGCGCCCGCAAGCGTGATCTTCATGGGAAGCATGCCTTCAAGTACCTTGCGACTTGTTCCTGCGTCTACAAAAGCCATAGTTTATTCCTCCTTTCTAGTTCTGCACTCCGATTAAAGCGGCTGCCTTAACGCTGGAGAATAGGGCCAGGGATACATACCACTTTACCCGGGTGCGGCTGGCGTCCTTGGTCTCCAAAGAGCCAACCCTTTCGACCTGCAGCATCTCGGGGCTGGAAAGTCCAACCAATGCTCCCTCTCCGAAGCTCAGGGCATAGATGGTGGAGTCGGCATCACTGGTGTAGCTGTCCTCAAGACTGGCAGTGACGTTGTGGGTGTCCAGTATCCAATCGTTGATGGCAATGGGGATGCCGTTATAAAGCTGCACGAAGTCTCCCAGCTTGCCCTCTCCTACTTCGAGGTTAGAGCCTGCCGCCCTGGCTAGAGTCTGGAGCTTCCTGCGGGACCTGCGGCTCATTAGGAGCAAATCGGGCTTACCTCCCTTGACGGCGTCTATGAGCTCATCAATCTTGGTCAGGGTGAGGGTGGCTCCCGTGGCTGCCATAGCGATAAGCTGGTCGGATGCCGTGGCGGTATCGATGAGCTTGATAATGCCGTCGAACTGCTTGGGGCTGGTGGTGGCGTTCCCGTAAAGGAACTGCTTCTCAAACTCATGTCTTAAGGCCTTGGCCTTCTGCTCGATGACGGCTGCCTCGAGGTCCTGAATGTTGCTGCGGGTGGACTTCAAGAAATTGTCCACGTCGGCGTCGCCGCCCATGATTTTCAAGGTAGCGGTGACCTTCTCGAACTCAGGGGTGGACTCTACCCAGGTGTCTCCTACATCGTAGAAGTCCACGGTAGGCAAGGTCTTCTCCTGGGTATAGCTAAGGCCGTTGCCCACAATTTGAATGAATGGCAAGGACTGGAGTATAGGGCTGTCCTCGATGATGGTCTCGATGACTCCCTGTAACAGGACATCATTCGAGAGTTTTTCTGCTTCTGCTAGTGTTAAGGCCATTTATTAACTTCCTCCTTTTGGTTGTATTCCAGCGGCGATCTTCTCTCGGGCCGATAAGCCTTCGGTGCTGATAGCGCTTCTGGTTGGCGCCCCTGCGGGGACTTTGGCTTTGGTAGCCTCGGCTTCCATAGCCTTCTTGACGGACTCTACGATGGTCTTGCCCTTATCGATGGAGGCGTCTATCTCGGCGATGGTCGCTCCAGCGAGGATGGTCTCGGGGACACTGGGGTTAAGGGCTTTGGCCACGCCGAGGTACTTGGCCACGGCCTGGTCTCTGGCTTCCGTGACTGATGCGAGCTCAACGACTGAGGCTTCGAGCTCCTTCGTTTTGCCCGCTCCCAGGGTGACGGCTTCGCTAAAGTCCTTCTCAAGCCCAGCGATGCGTTCGTCCTTATCCTCTATAGTTTGCTCAAGGATCAAGGTTTGACCTTTGATATCCTCAAGCTGGGCCTTGATAGCCTCTAAGTCCTCGCCTGCAGGTGCGTTGTTTTCGATTACTTTGGTTTCTTCGTTTTCGTTCTCTGCCATAGTTAGTTCTCCTTGTTGTGAGCTATTATTCAGGCACTTCCATTTCTGCGGCTGTCGCTCTCTCTCTCGCTCCGCCACGTGTGGACGATGCCCTAAACTCCTGATTCATTTCCAGGATCTTCGTTCTCTCCTCCAGCCAGCGGGTAAACTCCTCGTCGGGGTCCTGGATTCCCATTTCGTCCATAGCTGTCCTGCGTGAGTGGACTCCTGCCTGGACCAGTAATTGTTCGTTCTGTGCCTGCCTGGCGGCGTCCTGAGGCAATATCGGCCCCCAGACTACGCGGTGAGTGATGCCTTCGAAGCTCTCACTCATATACTTCTCAGCGAGCCTCAATATCAGGGCTGCTCGCTGGTGATAAGCGTTGGTGCGGATGGTGCGCTTGCGGGTGACTTTCT